CCGCTTTTCATGGCGCAGTTAATCATACGCTAGATACAAATGGTAAACTTAGCATATGTAAAGACTGTGTAAGTGAAATTTTTACGAACAATTATATTTTATCTAGTGAAAACATGGAACTTGCAACATTGGAAACATGTAGAACGCTTGATATTAAATACGACCAGACAGCACTAAGCAATACAATTGCCCATTATCAAAACAGCAAAGACAGCAAAAAGACTATGACAATAGATGGATTTTTTGGAGCTTATAAGGCAAAGCTTCTTACAATGCAGCCAACAGCTATTGGTGAAGATGTTCAGGTAAAATATGACCTGACATTTGCTGAACCAAAAAGTGAGGTTATAGACGATATCTATAAAGACTTTGAAGTTGAACATGATGTTAAAGAATTTTGGGGTTCGCATTATACCCCAGAAGAATATGATTTCCTAGAGAAACAATTTAGGGAATGGACAACTAGACACGATGTAAGAACCAAAGAACAGGAAATATCATTTAAATATCTTTCCCAATTGCAACTTGACTATGAACATAAGAGAGCCAAAAAGGAAAGCGTAAGTGCAATTTTAAAAGATATTCAGAAGGCTATGGATGTTGCTGGTGTCAGCCCAAATAAAGCTAAAGAGGTTAATACAAGCCGGTCATTTACTGCTTTTTCTGATTTTATAAAAACAATAGAAGAAACAGAGCCAGCGGAGTATTATAAAGATAAGCCCCTTTTTGCAGATTTCGATAATATTGCTCAATATGGTGAGGATTTCATTACCAGACCATTGCTCAATTTCTTAGGTCAACAGCCACCAGATTTTTATGTTAGAGACGATGGTGAGGGTGGTCATGGTGGAGACTTAATATCTGACCTGAGAAGTGATGAGTATGATGAGGATGATAGCCTACCAATTGGTAGTGGAGGTATGTAGTGGCTTCCATCTCACACGATATTAATAGGGAAAAGGTTGAACGCCTTAAAAGATGGATAACTTTTTATCGAAGGAATATCCATAGATTTATTGCCGATTATATGGGTGTACATTTACACCCATATCAAATTATTATGATTTGGATGTTGCAAAATAGCACCATGTTTTATGCTGTTGCAAGCAGAGCAAGCGCCAAGTCTTGGCTAATTGCTGTGTTTTCAATAGCAAAGGCTATTTTATATCCTGGCATTAAGATTGTTGTTTGTGCTAAAACACAGAAACAAGCTGGCATTATCATTGAAGAAAAAGTTAAAATGATAAATGCAAACTCACCAAATGTACAAAGAGAAATTATTAGGATTTCAAAATCTGATAATGGTTATATGGTAGAATTTAAGAATGGTTCAAGCATTAAGGCTGTAACTTCCAACGAAAATAGCCGTGGCAATAGAGCTAATTATATTATTGTTGAAGAATCTCGCCTTGTGCCAAAAGAAGTTCTTGAAGAAATTATTAAGCCATTCTTTGAATTTAGAACTCCACCATTTAGGGGTCTTCCAGAATATAAGCGCGACTTAGAATATAGGGAGCCTACAATTATATCATATATTACTTCTGCGTGGTATTCTGATGGCGACTGGTATCAAGATGTAAAAGCAACATTAAAACGAATTGCAAAGGGCGATAAGAATGCCCATTTCATTGCTTTAGATTTTCTTATCTCGGTATATCATGGTATAAAAAGTAAAGAAATGCTAATAAACGAAATGATAAACAGTGATAGGATTGCCATTAGGCATGAATACTTTAATTTACCATCTAGTACGTCTAGCAAAAGTTTTTTTGATTTATCGTATTTCAGAAGAGATATGAATAAAGCATTTTATCCACAAAGACAAGCAACATATAACCCACGTAAAAATCCGTATGCAATCTCCAAAAAGGCAGATGAACTTAGGATTGTTTCTGTTGACGTTGCTACGAGGAGCGGTAAGGCAAATGACCTTACAATTATATCTTGTATTAGGTTGTTACCAACTGCTACCGGATATAATAGACAAGCTGTTTATATGGAGTCACATAGTGGCATGGGTATAACTAGCCATGCAAAAAAAATAAAGGAAATATTCTTTGATTTCGAATCGGACTATTTAGTTCTTGATATTCAAAATGTTGGAGCTTCTGTTTTTGAGGAATTGGCTAAAACTACCTTTGATGAAGAGAGAAATGAAAATTATCCGCCCTTTACTTTGTGTGAATTCAATATATTAGAGCCAAATCAAATAGAAGATATGCTTAATAGGGTTACGGCTGCCGGAGCATTGCCAGTTGTATTTCCAATTTCTGCAAGCCAATCTTTAAATTCAAGAATTGCAAGTGAGTTTAGAGCCTCTTTACAACAGAAGAAATGGCAGTTTTTAGCGCATCCCCTCGATGCGGAGAATTATTTAATTTCTCATCAACCAGAATTTTTGGAAAATCCAAATGATTCATCAATTTATGAGTTTTTTATGAGACCATATGCCCAGACATCGGCTTTTATTGATGAATGCATGAACCTGGAAATGTCAACAAATAATGGGTTTATAAAATTGGATAGAAAAAATGGAAGAAAAGACCGTTATACATCTATAAGTTATGGCAATTATTTAGCATCATTTTTAGACAGGGATTTAATTAGAGAATCTTCATATGAGAACGAATTTAAAGAAATGCAAAGTTATATAATTGTTGTATAGGAAGGAGGGAACTCTTTGGATAAAAATAAAGAAAAAGAAGTCGCACTTACTAAGGAAGAAGTTTGGAATGTTTTACAGTTTGCTCAAAACTATATGAATGTTGGTTCTCTTTTTCCTCAGCTAACTGCGAATAGGGTTGCTATGTTGCAATCTGGTTCAATCGGAGACATAGATGCATTGATGAAAAATCAATCACAGACTCCAACAAATTTAGCAGAATTTAGCCAAGCCCTTGAGATGGAATCTCAAATTTATCGGAAGCTTATCTCGTACTTATCAAATATGTTGTCTTTTGACTATACATATAGTTCAAAAGCATATGATGGTAAGAGTGATTATACTAGTTTTGCATATAAGAAAGACCTTTCTACTGTTGAAGACTTTTTTATAAAATTTGACCACAAAAAAGAATTTTTGCATATGACAAGACAAATAATTAGGAACGAGGTTTATTTTTGTGTCCCAAGATTTGAGGGTGAAAAAATTTTCTTGCAAGAACTTCCAATGGAATTTTGCAGGATAACCGGTAAGGGTGATTATAGTTTTAGATTTGCTTTTAATTTTTCATATTTTGATTTGAATAGAGATATCTTAGAAAGATATCCACAGTTCTTTATTGATACATATGAAAAAATTAGCGAAAGTGTTAAAACAAAAACAAGGAAACAAAAAAAAGAATTATTATATGACAAGTGGGTTGAGGTGCCAAAGGAAATTGGCTTTGTATTTAAGTTCAATGCAGATACTTTAAATTATGCCCCAGAATTTTCTGGGATATTTAAAGATTTAGTAAACCAAAACTTAATGAGAAATCTTCAAAAAAGCACAGATATGGCTGCCGCGCAGAAGATTGTTCTAGGACAAGTTGGAAGAATCAAAGATTCTCAGGCTAAAACTAGTAATAATTTTGATACTGATGCTGCAACCCTCGGTCAATTTATGGGATTTATGAAGAACGCATTAGGTGATTCAATAAGATTGGCTGCATTACCACTAGAAGATACTAAAGCAATATCATTCCCTACAGAAAAGGGATTGTATAGCGATTATCTAAAAACTACTTGGTCTTCCAGTGGAGTAAATTCAAATCTTACTTTTGCAGATAGTGAAAACAGACCGAATGCTCTTGAAACTCAATTATCATTAAATGTTGATGAACAGTCAGTCATGCAATCAATTTATCCACAGGTACAGGCATTTCTTGAATTATTTGTAAATTTAAGAACTAAAAAATATCATTTTGTTTTCTCATTTGAAGGAAGTGAATTTTCTAATAATAAAACACAAAGACGAGAAGCAGTAAATAGCCTTTTAAATTATGGTATTTTTCTGCCACAAAAAATTGCTGCATCTTTAGGCATGAGCCCGTTTGAATTCTATAGACAAATAGAAGAGGGTTATGAAAGTGGTATTGTTGATAAATTTACATTTCTTTTAAATAAGAGTGGAGAAGTGACTCAAGCAACTGACAAAGGCGGAAGACCTCGCAAAGATGACGACCAACTTACTGATTCCGGTTTGGAAACTAGAGAAGCTGGCTCTAATCTTATAAGTGGCGGAAAGGTTTAAAGGGGATTTTATG